GGTGCTGTCGCCTTGGCTGCGGTCGATGCGCTTTGCCTCAGCGGTCTCGGCGCTCAGCTTTTGACCCAGCACTGCTGACAGGCCCAGCTCGTTGATCTGCATCGCAAGCTGCTCAAGCCTGCGAAACTGTGATTCAAAGCTCTTGCCTGCTGGCTCGATGTACTCGGCACGGCCCTCGGCGGGGAACGCGATCGCTTCGCCCGGTCCTGCTGACACCTCCTCAGCGCTCGACGGGAACCCGTAAAACGCCAGCATCGGCACTGCTGAGATGTGAAGCTGGTTGTCCAGATCGGACTGCACCTGATAGGTCTTCAGGTTCAGCTCGGCGATGTCCTCAAGCGGCGGCCGCGACTCCATGAACGCATGGCGCTGGGCGTAGGCGATCGTGAATGGGATCTTGCTCAGGCTGGTGCGGCCCTCATCGACGACAGTGAAGTCGCCGTTGTCTTGCTTGCGGTGGATGCGGTACTCGCCGGGTGTCAGCACCCGGATCTGCTCGACAGCCTTCTCGCCAAACTCACCATCTGGCACGGTGACCACTTCGGCCAGCCGTAGCTGCGTCAGCACCTGCTTGCCCTCTTGCGTCTCGGTGCGCCAACCAAGGATCTGCCGCGGCGTGTAGGTCACCCAGTAGGGTCTACCCCCAGTAGCAGGTGCATCCACAAGTGTGCCAACGTGGCCATAACGGACCATCTTTCTGGCTGCTTCATATACCCAAACATTCAAATCATTCCCTTGGAGATCGACATCGAATAATTGCTCACGGATCACGTCAGCGGTGTCATCCAACCGCACGGGCTTACGGGTCAACATGCCAGCCAGCATCCGCTCTAGGCGGATGTAATACGGCGGGCAGACGCTACGGGCTAGGCGGTTGTCGTAGGACTCATCCTGCTCGCGTGGCTCTTGCGGCAGGTAGCGGCGATGCTTCTTGCGCATTCCGTAGGTGCCCTGCAGCAGATCCTCGATCAGGATCCAATGCGGCTCTTGCGCGAACCAAGTCGTGTTTGGGTCGTTGACCTTTGTGACGGTGCGCTGTGCTAGCGGCCGGTCGTATGCGTTGAAGCCTGTGTACACGACCGCTAGCTAGTGACAATGGTGTCAGTTTACGGCTTCAGTCCCTGATGGCAGGCGGGATGGTTGTGATGGGCTTGTACGACCTGATCACGGCCCATGCTGACGCCAACGGCGTAAATCATGAACAGAAGGGCCAGAGATGCGATGCGGTTGATCATGGTGTTGGTGGTCATGGTTGGGATGGTAGGAGCCCCGAAGGGCTCAGGCGGGCAAATGCTGCTGCAGTTGATGAACCCACATCTTGCGCTCATCGAAAGCGCGGATGCTTTGCAAATACCACTCGCGGTCGTTCTCGATCTTGGCCTGCCTGACTTGAGCGGCAAGCTCAACGGCTTCGGCTTCGTACCGAGCGATCAGAGCAGTGAGCTGATCCAGCATCTGAAGCGCAGCCTCTGGGCTGCCGAGTGGAGGACCGTTGCCCCCGATGCACTGATCCTACACCATGGTCAGCCGTGGTGCGCCTTTGTTGCAAACCTCAATAAAGCCTCACCCCAGTGCCGCGGCCAGCGCCAGCGTGCAGTGGGTTGAACTCACGCCATACCAGGTACCCGAGCGCGTCGTTCATGTGGTCGAACCCTGCGTCCTTGTCCGGCTCGCCCTTGTCGCTGTAGCACTGCAACTCAAGGCACTCGATCACCCGTTTGCAGCGCTCGGTCACCTGCAACCGGACCTGCCCTTTGCCGTTCTCCAGCAGTGCCTGCACGGCTGCCACCCGATCACGGACTGGCGGGTTGCTGCGTGGTGACTGGTTCGACATGCCGTAGGACTCAAGGATCTGGATGTCGGTCTGACTCGCGTTGGTGCTGCGGCTGCCGCCGCTCGCGTCCGGGTAGACGTAGATCTGCTGTTGCGGGTGCCGCCTGCGGATCTCCTGCGCCAGGGCATCGGTATCATGCGCACCGGCGATCTCGTCGATCACCAGCAGGCCATTGCCAAGCCGTACGGCGATCACCGCAGACATGTTGCCAACGTTGAAGTCCACGCCAATGCGCAGCAATTCCCTGCTGGTGTCGGGCACGGCGGTGGTGACGTGCTTCGCCCGGTCAAACCGGTCATACACCTGCCCAGTGGTCAGGTTGACGAACTCGCCGTCGAGGTACGCCCGCAGCAGGCTCGGGTCGTAGTTGGCCTCCAGCCGCTCGATGAAGTCCGGCGGCAGGTGCGGGTTGTCCGCCGTGCGCATCTTGATCAGCTTGCGATCAACGCGCTGCTTTGCTTCGTCGCTGCCGAACGTGTTCCACATCCACCGGAAGCCCTCGGGTGTCGATGCCGCACCAAACTGCCGGACATTGCCCGATCGCAAACGGCCAAGGATCTTAGGGAATGCCTTGTTGGCAATGCTGGGCGTCACTGTGTCGATCTCATCAGCGAGCACCCAGGCAAGGTTCAGGCCGATGATGCGGCTCCAATTCTCAAAGCTGCGGCACAGGATCTTGGTGTCACCGCCCGGCAGGTGCAGCATGTACTCCGGCAGTGGGCTAGCCCTGAACGTGTACGGGATGCCATAGGCATCAAGGAAGTCATCAAAGTCCGTCTGCCAGATGTCCCGGATCAACGGACCAGTGGGCTCCATCACGGCGCCGATGAAGCCTTGATTGGCCGCGGCCAGCATCACCGCCTTTGCACATAGCGCCCGGGTCTTGCCCGCGCCATAGCCCGCACTGATGCCAATGATCTGCGTTGCGGTGTCATCGACAAACGCAAGCTGTCCAGGGTGCAGGTCGTCGCGGATGCGGGTGATCAGGTCAGCGGTGTCCTCGGGCGTCTGCTGCTGCAGGAACGACAACAGCGGGACGTCCTCGCAAATGCCTGCCAGCAGGCTCATGACATCTCAAACTGCAAGAGCCGAGCCTGCTTCTCAAGCGCGATCAACGCCGTGTTGAGCTGATCCTTCTCGGATGCCCGGCGCTCATAGTCCATCGCTCGTGCAATTGCTCCCTCTAGCCACTGGGGACGAGCTAATTCAGCGTCAAGCGCCAGCAGCTTACGCGCTGCGGCCAAATAATCGCGCACTTGTCTATCACTTACCCCCCACTTTTCGGAACCGTACTGAACGATCTGATGATGATTCCAGGCGCGCAAAAGCAAACCATAAACCTCATTGACCCGGTTTTGGATCTCGTCTTTGGTGCTTTTGCGCGCCATTGTATTACTCCCGGATTTGAATTGGCATGATGAGGTATGTCTGCTCTGTCATGCTAGTCGGCGTCAACACCACTGGGGTTGTTGCGCTGTTGGCTGACAGTGTAACAGTCTCCGCCGATCGCATAGCCTTCAGGCCATCGAGCAGGTAGTGCACGTTGAACGCCCATGACCCGGCGGCGCTGCCCTCGAAGGTGATCAGCTCTTTGCCGTTGTTGGCATCGGCTTCGGCGGTGATGGTGAGCGCAGCACCCTTGGCCGTGAGCTTGACGGCATTGTTGTGCGCCTCGGCGATCAACGCGACGCGCTCTAGGCATCGGGTGAACCGGTGCCGGTCCATGGTCATGGCGTGCTCGAAGCTGGCGGGGATGAGCGCTGCCACGTTGGGATAGGTGCCATCGAGGATGCGGCTGTACATGACAATGCCATCACCGGCGTCGATGACCGCCTGCCCCTTGGCTGCCGCTACTGTCACCGTCCGATCCTGCAGCAGCTTCATGGTTGCTGCCGGCAATACCAGATCAATGCCATCGGGTAGCGCCACGGGCACGCGCATGAGCCGATGGCCGTCGGTGGACTCCATGAACCCAGCGGCGAGGTGAATGCCCTGCAGGATCTGCTTACTGGCATCGGTGCTGACGGCTGCCATGCAGGCACGCACGCCAGCGGTGAGGTCCAGCTCTGCGCCAGGAGCCTCCACAGCGGGCAATGCCGGGTAGTCCGCCGCATCACCCACAGCAAGGCCGTAGGAGCCACTGGAGGCCGTCACAGCGCCATCTGACAGCGTCACAGGCTCACCGTCGTCCATGCGGCTCACAAGGCCAGCCAGCAGCCGATACGGCAGCGCCACGGTGCCGGGTGTGTCTACGGCTGCGGGAACGGTGACCGTGATGCCGAGGTCCAGGTTGAAGCCGGTCACGGTCATGGTGCCGCCGCTGGCAGCTACCAGGCAGCAGGACAGGATCGGATGGCTGTTGCTGGTGCTGATGGCCGGCGCAATGGTGCGCAGTGCATGGCTGAGATCAGCCTGTGTGGTGATGAGTTTCATGATGCAGCTTCGGTGAGGATTGAAACCAGCCGGTTGTAGTCGGCTGCGAATGACGCGACCAGTTCAGCAGGGATGGGTTGCTGATCGTCTTGGGCATTGTCGCGGATCGCAGCAGCATACGCCAGTGCGTGCTCCATGGCGTCATGGAGCCGGTTGATCACGGGTTGCTGCTTGGCTGCGATGTTGATGAGATCCATGTGAGGGTGAATGCAACAAGCTGCTCAACCAATCGCCGTGGGATGTCACCACGGACACTGGCGAGCGCATCTGACACTAGACGGTGGTAACAGGCAACGGTAAGGCCACCTTTGCAATCCGACACAAGCGCCCGACTGCGGATCAACTCCGACCGGCTGACACCTGCCGCCGCTGCTGCTTGGTCGAGCGCCACCAGATCCGCAGGCTCAAACCGAACTTTGACTTCCTTCATGCGGGATAAAACACGTAGGCTCTCTGGCCCTTGATCATGATGCGATGACGAGTGTAGCCCATGCCTCGAAGTATTTCTGCAACCTGCATTTCAGACGAGCGATGAATCGGAAGGTTTAATTCGCGCAAAATCATTTCGGTTGTGCAGGGTCCGAAGCGGCTGGCGACTTCCTGCACCATTGAAGCTGGCAACGGATGCGCTTGCGGAATTGAGCCAGGGATGTCAGAAGGGCAAACAGCGCGTCTCATTGATTTTTAGCCATTGCCCTACCACCTTACCATAAACCCTACCTTTTCGGAGGTGGGACGGAGGTGGGACGCCGAAGGCGCCAGTGGTAGCAAGGGCGATCCCCACCTCCTATAGGTACCCCACCTACATAGACAAATAAAGGAAAGGAAGGGGAGGAATAGGCGCGTAGGGAAGTCTCAGACCGAGGTGGGACGCGAGTCAGGTGGGGTACCTGCCCCAGATCCGTTGCAGCGCAGTGGATCTGAGCAATCCATAGGTGGGGTACCCGTCCTACCTAGGTGGGGTACTAGCGGCGGTACACGTAGGCCCTGGTTGACCCTTTGCCGCTGCGGTACCGCTTGAACCCAAGCCGCTTGAGCACGTCCGCAACCTGCATCTGGTCCGCCTTGGTCTGCCGTTCTACGGGCTTCTTGATGGCCTCAGTAAGCAACCTTTCAGTGGTCAAATCAATCTCGCCGTGCTTACGCAACCAGTCTTCAATCTCTGCCTGCCAAGGGTTATCAACGACGTAGGATTCGTTCTCTTCGGCAAGCTGCCGTTCATGCTCAGCAGGCAAGCGACTGGTCTCACCTGCACGGTATGCGGCAACAGCGGCAGACCATATTGCATCGCGTTCTAGCAATAGCGTTGCGGTGTCAATTTGATCCGACTGGGTCTTGGTTGTAGGGATCACCCAGAAGCGGCGGTTACCAGTTTCGTCCACCAAAAAGCCAGTGGTGCGGTTAGTGGTTCCGACGATAATGCCGCGCCTTGGGAATGCCTCAGTGGCCTTGCCATATGGCACGCGGAACATATCAACCGCCTGCGATAGGAACGCCTTGACCTGCCCTGCGTGCTTGCGATTGGTTACATGGTCCAACTCTGCCCACTCCATGATCCATGACCGATGCAGCACCATGAGATCGTCTTTGGTGCTGATGTCACCAAGGGCATCACTGAAGAAGTCGTGGCCGAGGCACGCCCAGAACGATGACTTATAGGCACCCTGATCGCCCATGATCACGCAGGCTGAGTCGTGCTTACAGCCAGGGTTGTAGGCACGGGCGACAGCACCGATCAGCGTGCGCTTGAGCATCTCGTCGTAGATGGTACCAGGGGTATCACCAGGGCGCAGGTAGGCGGTGGACAGCGCTTCGATGTAGGCAGGTGCCACAGTGGCTGCGACGCGATCGAGGTACTCGACAACCGGGTCATAAGGCGACTCGTTAGCCACCTGCACAATGCAGTCCAGGGCTACTTCTTTGGATACCTTGTAGCCCATCTCGGCCAGGGTGAGATAAAACCGCTCTGCGCCTTCGATGGGTGCGCCATCTACCTCGATCCGTTGGGTAAAGGTGTTGTAGCGGTAGGCGCTGTCACCATGGCGCAACAGGTTGAGCAGCTCTGCAGCATTCATCGGTTGGAGCTGCGGGTTCACTGCTGACGGCGGCTGCTTGCCTGCAGGGCGCTGCCTTTGCACTGGCTCCTGCTGCTGCCGCCCACGCCAACCGTCTTGCTTGGCCAGTTGGCCAAGGGTGCCGAGGGTGATGCCTCCACCCGACTTGAACCCGCGCCACTTGTGCTCGCAGTCACCGGGCTTGAACTTGGAGGACTGCGACGACCAGTTGATCCAATCCGGCAGCAGGGCATCATCGACGCTATGGAGCGCCATGCCGACCTCAAGCCACTGGTCATAGTCATCAGCGCGGCTGGGCTGCAACACCTCGAGGAACGACCGAGCGCGTGCCGTGTCATCAGTGCCGCCACTAACCAGCGGCAACGGCGTCTGCACTGGCTGCCGCAGCATTCGGGCTATCAGATCTGCCGGTGCTTCGGCAATGTCTACATCTGTTGGCGATCGCCCTGGCACCCAGCTATAGCCACTGGTCAACGGGTGCGCGCCGGCAACGATGGACTGGCAGCCATCCCAGCGCAGTTCTACCTGCTCAGGCTTGCCTTCGGCATCGGTGACACCGGTCTTGTATTTGCGGGTGCGGATGTCTGCCCAATAGTGCTCAGTCACTTGGTAGATGATCTGAAACCGCCCGTCGCGACCGGAGGTTACGGTCCATGACGGCGGCAAGGAGCTGACCGGGATGCCCCAGTCGTCAAACAACCGCGATGCGGATTTGCCGTCATGGTCCACGAACAGCAAACCCCCAGACGGCGTGCCGCAGCAAACGCCGATCGCCTTGGCGCGGCCGGACTTGAGTTCTTGGCCGAGCTTGGCGCGCGTGATGAAGTTCTTTTGCCAGTTGTCCATGTACGGACGCTTCTGGCCGTCAACTGCCACGTAGGACCAGTGGCGTGGCAGTGCTGCTAGCTGCCCGAGTAGGTCACTGGTCATGGCTCACGCCGTCCTGTTGCCGGCAGCAGCCCACGGCCATGGAGCTCCATGGACTGCTGCAGCAACAACCTGATGGCGGTGCCACGGGACATGCGGTCACCACGCCAGGCATCCAGCCATTGCAACTGGTTTTGGCTTAGGCGCACTGGTGTTGGATGGGCTAATCGCATCTGCGGCGGCTGGGTGCTTGCACACTGTAGCCGGGGCTGCTACGCTTGCAAGGCCACACGGCAGCTATGACCTACAAAGACTTCCTAGACCAAAAGACACACGAAGGTGCGACACACGGGTTTGAGCCAGTGTTCATGCCGGATCAGTTGTTTGACTTTCAGCAGTCGCTGGTTGACTGGGCTGTCCGTAAGGGACGCGCGGCTATCTTTGCCGACTGCGGACTGGGCAAAACCGCCATGCAGCTGACATGGGCTGAGAACGTGGCACGTTACACCGGCAAGCCGGTACTGATCCTGACGCCGCTGGCGGTCGCTGCGCAGACCATCCGCGAGGGTGAGAAGTTCGGCATCGAGTGCCACCGCAGCGGTGATGGCGCGGTGCATGGCCGCATTGTCATCACCAACTATGAGCGACTGGAGCACTTCAAGCCTGGTGACTTCGCTGGTGTGGTGTGCGACGAGTCGAGCATCCTCAAGTCATTTGACGGCGCCCGTCGCAATGAGATCACCGACTTCATGCGCAAGGTGCCCTATCGGTTACTGGCAACGGCAACCGCTGCACCGAACGACTTTATCGAGCTTGGCACCAGCTCTGAGGCCCTTGGCTACATGGGCCATATGGACATGCTCGCTCGGTTCTTCAAGAACGACCAGAACAACCTGACCAGCCGGCGCATGTACGGCGAGGCGCCTAAGTGGCGGTTCAAGGGCCATGCCGAGATGCCGTTCTGGCGATGGGTGACAAGCTGGGCTAGGGCTTGCCGCAAACCATCAGACCTTGGCTTTGATGACGGCCGGTTTGTGCTGCCGGCATTGCATGAGCGCGATCACCTGATCGAGACGCAGACAGTGCCTGACGGGATGCTGTTCGCAATTCCTGCAACTGACCTGCGTGAGCAACGCGCAGAGAAAAAACGCACGGTTACCGAGCGGTGCGAGCAAGTTGCCAGCATGGTCGCCAGCACCGGCCAGAGTGCTCTGGTCTGGTGCCACCTCAATGAGGAGGGCGACTTGCTGGAGCGACTGATACCGGGTGCCATCCAGGTGTCTGGCAAAGACAAGGACGAGGTGAAAGAGCGGCGACTGATTGACTTTGCCGAGGGTCGCGCGCGGGTGCTGGTCACAAAGCCCAAGATCGGCGCGTGGGGGTTGAACTTCCAGGTCTGCAACCATGTGACCTACTTCCCATCGCACAGCTTTGAGCAGTACTACCAATCCGTCAGGCGTTGCTGGCGGTTTGGTCAGCAGCGCCCGGTCACTGTTGACATCGTGCTCACCGAAGGCGAGCGGCGGATCATGGAGAACCTGCACCGCAAACGAGTGCAGGCTGAGCAAATGTTCAGCAACCTAGTTGCTGAGATGAATCACTCGCTGGAGATCCAGCGCAAAGAGTACAACACCACACCGATTGAGGTTCCATCATGGCTGTGATCACCGACCGTTACGCCATCTACAACGGCGACTGCATTGAAGTGATGCAGGGATTGCCATCTGAGTCAATCCACTTCTCTATATACTCGCCACCATTTGCAGGTCTGTATGTCTACAGCTCAAACGAGCGTGACATCAGCAACTGCCGAGACTACGATCAGTTCATGGATCACTACGGCTATGTGGTCCGCGACCTGCATCGGCTGACGTTGCCAGGTCGGTTGACGGCTGTGCATTGCACTGACATACCAAGCGGCAACAGCGGCCAGGACTCGCTGCTGGACCTGCCCGGCAAGATCATCGCGCTCCATGAACAATGCGGCTGGCACTATGTGGCGCGCCACACGATTTGGAAAGAGCCGCTATGGGTCCGCAACCGCACCATGGTCAAGAACCTGGCGCACAAGACCATCGTTGATGATGCAGCCTATGCAGGTGTCGCATCAGCTGACTACCTACTGGTGTTCCGTCGCAGTGGCGCAAACAAGATACCGATTGCAAATCCAACCGGCTTGGATCACTATGCCGGCGAGTGCCCGATTCCTACAGATCTGCAACAATACCGAAATTGGAAAGGCAAGCAAACCGAGAATAGGTTCAGCCATTGGATCTGGCGCCGATATGCATCATCCATCTGGGATGACATCAACATGGGTCGGGTGCTGCCGTTCCGTGACTGCAAAGATCCAGACGACGAGAAGCATGTGCACCCGTTGCAACTTGACGTGATTGATCGCGCGGTTTGCTTGCGCACCAACCCAGGCGAGACAGTGCTGACGCCGTTCATGGGTGTCGGCAGTGAAGTGTACGGCGCTGTACAGCTTGGACGCCGCGGCATTGGCATTGAGCTGAAGGAGAGCTACTACAAACAAGCCATCAAGAATATGGAGATTGCCGTAGAGCAAACCAGGCAGCAAGACCAGCCGACGCTGATCGACCTTGATGAGTTTTGATCATGAACCTCCGCCCTTACCAACAACAACTCATCACCGACATCCGCCTGCAGTACCAGCTAGGGCACCACAGGGTCCTAGCAGTGCTGCCAACCGGTGGCGGCAAGACGGTGTGCTTCAGCTATATCGCCCAATCTGCCGCACGCAAGGGCAACCGCGTCTGCATCCTGGTGCATCGCGCTGAGCTGCTGGACCAGGCCAGCCGCAGCCTCACGGCTATGGGCGTGCCGCATGGCCGCATCGCAGCCGGACGCAGCATGGACCTAAGCCATGCGGTGCAGGTTGCCTCAGTCCAGACCCTGGCCCGCAGGCTGCACAAGCTGCCGGCTGGGTTCTTCCAATTGCTGGTGGTGGATGAGGCGCATCACACCAATGCCGGCCAGTGGGCAACGGTGCTGCAGCATTTCCACCAAGCACATGTCCTAGGCGTGACTGCCACGCCATGCCGAGGTGACGGCCGCGGCCTTGGTGACCACTACCAGGCCATGGTGCTCGGCCCGAGCGCTGCATGGTTGACCGACAATGGCTACCTCGCCAGTGCTCGTGTCTTGGCACCGCCGGGGTTCGACAGCACTGGGCTGCGTAAGCGCATGGGTGACTTTGACACCAAAGAGGCCGAGCAGCGCGTCACCACCATCATGGGTGACTGCTGCAGCCACTATCGCAAGCACCTGGCAGGCCAGACCGCGATCGCGTTCTGCTGCAGCGTGGCCCATGCCGAGGCAGTGGCCGCTCTGTTCATGAGCCAGGGCATCCCTGCCGCCAGCATTGACGGTACCATGACCACCGACCATCGCAGAGACCTACTGCAGGCACTCGGTACCGGTCGCATCAAGGTGCTTACATCGTGCTCACTTATTGGTGAAGGCGTAGACGTGCCAAGCGTCGGCGGGTGCATCCTGCTCAGACCAACGCAATCAGTCGGCCTGCACCTCCAGATGATCGGTCGATGCCTGAGACCAAGCCACGGCAAGACCGCTGTCGTGCTGGACCACGTCGGCAACACGCTCAGGCTCGGGCACCACCTTGAGGACCGCGACTGGAGCCTTGACGGCATCAAGAAGCGCGATGCCGACCGTGCGCCATCGGTCAAGGTATGCCCGGTGTGCTTTGCCACCAGCATGAGCGCCACGCAGGTGTGCCCTGACTGCGGGCATGTGTTCGCCCCGCAGGAAGCCAGGGAGTTGAAGGTGGTCGAGGGCGAGCTGCAGGAGCTGACCACACAGCAGCGCAAACGCGAGCAGGGCAGCGCGCAGACACTGCAACAGCTCATTGCGCTAGGTCAACAAAGAGGCTACAAAAGCCCAGTGGCGTGGGCAAAACATCTCATGGCCGCCCGTCAAGCCAAAGGACAATGGAGCAAAATCAAATGACAGCATCAACAACCAGCAAAAGAGGAACATGGAAGGCCTGCGCCTTTTATCTTTTGCCAGAAACAAAAAAACGATTAGATCATTATCTTTTAAGGCTCAAATTGGATGATCTTGAAAGCACTATAGATCAATCAGATATTGTTAATGAAGCATTGTTACTTTGGCTTGATTCAAAAGAAAATAGCGATTCTAAGGCTATTAAAAGCGCATCTGATGAAAATGAGCTTGCTGACTTAGTTGATCTTGTGGTCAGCCTTAAAAATGATGTTGAAGAATTGCAGAAATGGCGCAAATCGCAAGTTGCAACGGAAGAGCAGTGGGTCGAAGATTTGCGCTTAAAAATTAAACGAGCACATGGACGTGGTTGGGTTATTAGAGCAATGGCAAAAACAAAACTTAATCCAGACGGCAGGTGTCAGTTGACTAGAATTGCGGAAAATAGAAAACGAACGTCCGTCATACTGCCTTTAAGTTGGATAGAAAGTGAATCTAAAGCCATCTTTGAAATTGTTGATTATATTTGCACAATGCACAAGCAGAAAGGATTATCATTGCAAGACGCACTTAAGAGTTATTGGTGACCGAACAGCGCATCCAACAGGAGATCCGGCTGGCCATCAGCCACGGCGATACCAAAGTCTTCCGCAACAACACCGGCACACTGCGCGACCAGCATGGCCGCCCGGTACAGTTTGGTCTATGCAAGGGCAGCGCTGACCTGATCGGCTGGCGGACGGTCACGGTGACGCCTGAGATGGTCGGCACTCAGGTGGCCGTGTTCCTCAGCATCGAGGTGAAGACGCCAACCGGCAGGCTCAGGCCCGAGCAGCAGCAGTGGATGGATGCGGTGCAGGCTGCCGGCGGCATTGCCGGTGTGGCGCGGTCTGTGGAGGACGCGTTACGCATTGTGACTGAGCACGCTTGACCACGGCGGCTCATGGTGTAGGATGTGGGGGTCCACAGATCCCACCCATGACAACCACACTGACCCTGATCCTCGTCCTGCTGCTGCTGCCGTTGCTGGTGCTGCTGTGGGCGACGGAATCAACCGAGCAACGCGCTAAGCGGCTGCGTAGCTACGGCTGGTCGCAGCGGCGCATTGCCGAACATCTCGGCATCACCCGCTATCGCGTCCGCGTAGCACTGGCATGAGAAAACAGGGCGGCCCATCACCGCCCTTCGATCCTCACAACACCATTCTACTTATGACATCTGACGACTTCTGGACCTTCCAGACCGCCAAGCAGCATGGCGGCGGGTTCATCTCCCGCCTTGCCGATGCAGGGCTGGTCGCTGATCCAAGCAACCGGCACACGCTGTTCGAGGCATTCCCGCAACTACTGCACTGCTTCGGACCCCAAACCCTGATCCACCGCCAACTGAGGCAGAAATGACAACAACTTACTTTCAAGACGAATGCTGTTGCACTTGTCGCTTCTGGCAAGGAAACCGAGAGGTTGAGAGCGATGAAGGTTATTGCCAGCGATACGCTCCGAGACCTATTACTTGGCAGCCTTCTGACGACCATCCTTGTGGTCGTGATCCGATTGTTCTATGGCCAAGAGTTGCATCTTGCGAGGAATGCGGTGAATGGGAGGCAATTAAGTGACCATCATTAACGAGCAGTACCACTCCGATCCAGCCGTCAGCGCCAGCCACCTGAAGGCGGTAATGCAATCGCCTTACCACTATTGGAGCCGTTACGTTGACCCGAACCGCAGCCCGGTTGAACCGACTGCTGCGATGAAGCTGGGCAGCCTGGCCCATTGCGCCATCCTCGAACCCGACGAGCTGCTGAACCGCTACGGCATCTGCGCGCCGCGCAACACCAAAGCCGGCAAGGAGCAGGCTGCGGCTATGGAAGCCGAAGGCATCGAGGTGGTCACCAGTAGCGACATGGCACTGGCCATGGGCATGAGCGCTGCAGTGCAGGCGCACCCTGCAGCAGCAGCACTGCTGAAGCAAGGCAAGGCCGAGCAGTCCTTCTGGTGGGATGACCTGCCAACCGGGATGCGATGCAAGTGCCGTCCTGACTGGTACTACGGCAGCACTGTGGTGGACATCAAGACCACCACCGACGCCAGCCCGCAGGCATTTGCCCGCAGCGTGGCCACGTTCGGTTACCACGTCCAGGCTGCGCACTACCTCGCTGGCCTGCATGGTACCGAGCGGTTTGTGTTCGTCGCAGTCGAGAAGACTTACCCGCACGCCGTCGCGGTGTACGAGCTGGACTCTGAAGCCCTTGCATTAGGGCGGACCATGCGGGACAATGGCATGGACGTGATCGCCGGATGCCATGCCGCAGGCGTGTGGCCCGGCTACGGCGACACGGTCATCCAGACCATCAGCCTGCCTAAGTGGGCGACAAATCCCATTCAAACTGAAACCTTCTGATGTCAACAGCAATCACCACCTGGACCCCTGACCAGGTGCAATTGATCAGCAGCACCATTGCTCCGGGCTGCACCAATGACGAGCTGCGCCTGTTTGCGTATGCCTGCCAGCGCACTGGGCTGGATCCGTTTAGCAAGCAGATCTACGCCATCAAGCGTGGCGGCAAGCTGACCATCCAAGCCGGCATTGACGGCCTCCGTGCCATTGCCGAGCGCACCGGGCAACTGGATGGCAGCGAGACCTACTGGTGCGGCGAGGAAGGCGACTGGCGTGATGTGTGGCTGTCATCCAAGCCACCTGCCGCGGCCAAGACGATCGTGCACCGGAAGGGCAGCAACCATGCCTTTGTTGGTGTCGCCCGGTTTGCGGACTACAACGCTGGCCAGGGGCTGTGGTCCAAGATGCCTGCCGCGATGATCGCCAAGTGCTCCGAAGCGCTGGCACTGCGTAAGGCATTTCCTGCCGACATGTCCGGCGTCTACACCACCGACGAGATGCAGCAAGCTGACGCTGAGCCGGTCACCGTTACCACCGAGAGCGCTCCTGCATTGCCCGCGCGTAAAGACACCAGTAAGTTCTTCACTGCCGGCGCTGCTGCCATCGCCAAGGCCAAGAGCCTGCAGGACCTTGAGGACCTGCAACCACGCATGGCAAAACGGCTGGAAGATGGCGATCTGACGCAAGAGCAGCATGACAAGCTGCTGCAGCAGATGCTTGAGAAGGAGGCTGATCTTGTATCTGACGACTGAACAACTAGCAGCGCGTTGGGGTCTGAAGCCAAGCAGCATCAAATCCCAACGGCTGAGGGGCCAGGGACCGGCCTATTACACGGTCCCACGGTTTGGCTTGCCGTTAGGCGAGTCGCGGGTCAGGTATCCCATAGCGGATGTCCTGGCCTTTGAAGAGTCCAATTCCATTACCCCTGTCAACCCATGAGCCTTTATGCTTCCGGCGTCGTTCGTATTATTAGCGAACCGCAGATCAAGTTTTTTGATTCTGGTACTTGTGTTTGCAACTTCGGTGGTGGCATCAGTGAAGGCAAAGATAAGGACGGCAATTACATCAACAACGCCATCGACGTAGAAGTCTGGGGCAAAGGTGGTCAGATGATCGCCGACAACTGCAAGAAAGGCGACAGCATCATGGTGACCGGTGCCATCCGCCGCCAAGACTGGAACGACAAGGACACCGGCACCAAGCGCAGCAAGCATGTGCTGAATGTGCAGCGGTTCGAGTACCTGCCGCGTGCCAAGTCAGAAGAGGCTGCGTTCTGATGACTGACATCAAGCAGGACAACGAGCGCCAAGAGCTGCTTGAGCGCTTATACCACGAGGACGGCCGGGATAATCCCGACCATCCAATGCACTCACTCTACACGGGGCTTTATGAACAGCACATCAATCAAAGCAGCCTTTGACGCATGGTGGCGTGACAGCTATGGGGTGCCTCCGGGCACCCATGCCGTCATGACCCACGTTGCCTTTGCTGAGCACATCCTCAAGCTGGTCGAGCTGATGGAGGAGGAGACCGACCGTGACTGACCTCTCCTCCGCTGCTCAAGCAGTGATCACTGCCAGCAACTGCGCTGGATCCCGGATCGTGCAATTACACATCGCCGCCGCCTTGCGAGCTGCTGCGGATCAGGTATTAGCCGCCCAATGGGAAGGGCGAATAGAACCCGATGCAGCGCACAGTCTCGGTATCAACTGGACCCGTGACGCGTTGCACGCCATCGCCGCCGAGCTGGAGGGCCAGTGATCCGCCTTGCATTGCTGCTGTTGCTCCAAGTGCCCGCCATGGCGCAGCCCAGCAGATCCGTTACCGCCACGGTCTACGACGGCTGGTTCCATGGCCGCGTCACCTATTGCGGCCAGACGTACCAGCACTGGGGCGTCAGCGCCGCGCACCCATGGCTGAGCTGCGGCACCCGTGTTCGCGTCAGCCATCAAGGCCGCACGCTGGTGGTGCCGGTGACCGATCGCTGCGACTGCAGCAGCATCGACCTCAGTGCTGGCGCTGCGCACCGCTTAGGCGTGCCGCTTGACGGCATCGCAACCGTTCGCATCTCACACCAATGAACGACCCAGTCAACCACCCATCGCATTACACGCAAGGTGGCATCGAGTGCATCGAAGCCATCCAAGCAGCACTGACGCCAGAAGAGTTCAAAGGCTACTGCAAAGGCAATGTGTTCAAATATGTCTGGCGTGAGCAACACAAAGGCGGCAATGAGTCACTGCGCAAAGCCAACTGGTACATGCAATGGCTGGTCAAATAAACAAAGGCCGCAACTTTACGGTCAACATCCGCATGAGCCGTGAGGAGATCGAAGCGGCTCGCAAGCTAGGCGACGGCAACATTAGCATGGGCTTCCGTCATGCCATCCGGTATGCCTGCTGGAAGAACATGCGCCCGATTAAGCTCAGCACCATGCTGCGCAGTGCAGCCGTCATGGCGCAGGATCTAGAAGATGCCCGCGATTCAAGTTCAATGCCCTAGCTGCACCTCTAGGCAGACCTATATCGTCATGACCAATCAACTTGACGATGGCACTATCGTTAGGCGTCGCCACTGCAGGGCCTGCGATCATCGGTGGTACACGCAGCAACCAGCCGAAGTGCAGGTGCCGCGCTGCCTATTGCAGTGGTCCAATAAAAAGTACATCATCGCTATCCGCAACAATGATCCTTTGTGACACCGAGATCCACGACCTGATCCAGCAGGGCATGGTGCAGCATCACCAGCCAGAACTGATCAACCCTGCCAGCTTGGACCTGCGGCTTGGCAATCTGATCATGCTGGAGTCGGTGGAGTCGCACCAGATGATTCCGCTGTCGATCAAGGACTACACCGCCGAGCATCCGTACCAATTGGTGCCAGGGCAGTTCATCCTTGCGCAGACCATCGAGACCTTTGTCATGCCGGAGGATGTCGCCGGGTTGTTCTTCCTGAAGTCAAGCCGCGCACGCGAGGGCTATGAAAACCTGCACGCCGGTTATGCCGATCCGGGTTGGCATGGCAGCGCGCTAACACTGGAGCTGAAGAACGCCCGGCAGTTGCAACCGCTGCCGATCTATCCAGGGCTGAAGATCGGGCAAATGGTATTCTTCCGCATGAGCCAACGCCCGGCACTGAGCTACGCGCTGACTGGCAGCTACAACAACGACCAACTAGTGTCAGCCTCCAAGCAGTTCAGCAGCCGCAGCCAGATGCCACGGTTCAACGCTGCATGATCGCATCGCTTCAGCGATCAACCACTTGATCTGTGATCGCTGGCTGGCCTCTTGCTCAGCCAGCAGCAACGCATACTCCAGCAGTGCGTTGTAGTCCTTTGCTGCATGTAGCTCACGCAACATTTGGGCATTGGCTGCGCCGTGAAATTGTGCTTCCATTGTGTGAACTAACGGATTCATCATGTCTGACAGCATCAAGGACTATCTCAACAGTATCGCCAAGTATCCACTGTTGACACCGCAGCAAGAGATACAACTCGGCAGGCGTGTGCAACGGCTGCGTGAGCTGCAATCACTGGATCGCCCGCTGACCAATGCCGAACAGCGTGAGAAGCGCAGCGGCGAACGCGCCCGCCAGCGGTTCATCCAGTGCAACTTGCAACTGGTCGTACATGTCGCCCGCAGGTACGACAAGCGCAACAACAAAACCATGGAGCTACTCGACCTGATCCAGGAAGGCAACATCGGCCTGGCGCGTGCTGTTGAGCTGTTCGACCCAAGCCGCGGCTACAAGTTCTCAACCTACGCCTATTGGTGGATCCGCCAAGGCATCACGCGTGCATTGATCAGCAGCGATGCCATCATCCGGCTGCCGATCGGTGTACACGAGACGATGTACAAGATCAACCGCACGATCCAAGATCTGAGCCATCAGCTCGGTTACCAGCCGAGCATCACCAGAGTGGCAGAAGAGATCGACATGGACCCCGGCGAGCTATCCAATTTGCTCCGGCAGACCTACACCGTTACCAGCATCGACCAGCAAATCAACAACTCAGAAGGCCACAGCATTGTCGACACCATTGCCGACCCAAATGTAGTTGACAATGACATCAGCCAAGATGTGCAGATCATGCTGCGTTACGTTGACCAGTACCTAGACGACAGAACCAAGGCAGTCATTGAAGCGCGGTCGTGTTATCCAGCCGTCACATGGACGCAGCTTGAACGCGAGTATGGCATCTCGAAGACTGCCCTATACGACATCTATAAGCGCGGCGTCGGTCGCATCCGTATGCTGATGAGCAACCCCCTGGCGGACACGCCCCTTGGAACCAACGATCAAGCGTCACGGTGACATGTGGCGCGTCTGTATCAACGGCATGTGCCGTGATCATGCGCAAGACTGGCAGGCGCTTATCTTCTATCATCAGATGTTGAATCAATCAACCAATCCTGAATCTTTAATACGCGATCAACAGTCCATGAGTCCTGACGGCTGAACCACTCGCGCCATTCCTCGCTGCCTTTCCTGCGATTGCAATTGCGGCACGCTGGCACTAGGTTGGTTGTAACTGTAGCGCCGCCCTTGTGGCGTGGCTTGACATGGTCCAAGGTGTCGGCTAGCGCGCTGCAGTATGCGCACTGATGACCCCATGCCTCAAAGATCTGCTGCCTGAATTGATGCTTTGCACTGCGCTTAGAAACGAGATTCGAGCCATCAATCGAGTGATCCACGCAATTCGGGGATTGGTAGCACCTGAAGACTTAACCCCAGGATGTGATCGTTGGACGGCGCTAACTCAGTGAGTCGCGCTGCAAAGTCGTCCGATACCTCTCCCGGATCATCGTTGTCACTCTCAACGACAATGGTGTACTCGATCTCTAGGACGTACTGCTTCATACGGTTGGCCGGCAGGTGATGTCAACGCCACCGCGTTTGCGTGGCTTCAGCGTAAGCCAGATCCCACCCAGTGACTTAGGCATAACGATGCGCTCAATGGCCCAGCCGCCAGTGCCGCCAAACTCTTGCTTGTAGGTGCCGGTTTGCAGGTGCCAACGCTGCTCAATCCATGCCTTGCCGTTGTCAGCAATCCTGTAGCACGGATGCGCGACAATGCTGCGCTCATGATTATGGCCATTGACAATCACATCCGCATCCGGTGCGATGCTTGCATACCGGCCTCCACCCATGGTGCCTTTGGTGATGATGCCGCCCCATGCGCCGTGATGGAAGAACAACGTACACCGCCTGACGGCTTCATTCTCGCCACGATAGAACACAAACCGCACAAACCCTTGGTAACCCATGTGCTCAGTGACGGCACCATCATTGCGCATGAGTCGGACCACGTTCTCTAGCGGGTCGATCTCTTGGTTATTGAGCACGGCGGTTTCGTGGTTGCCGTCACCCATCATCAGGATCATGTCGCCGTATGGCTTCAGCAGATCTGCTGATTCACGAAACACCAAGTCAAAGTAGTTGCCGCCTAGGTGCTCTGGCCTGATGTCACCCTTACTGCCGCGGCGGTCTTTCTTGCCTTGCATCAGGCACAGCACATCACCAAAAAACAACGCATGACCGTTAGCATCACGGCATTCAGCTAAGTGCTGCAGTAGCAGTTTGCGGTTGCATTTTGGATTGTCAAGGTGTATATCTGACGCGAGCAGGAATGTTGATTCTTCTTTGTGGCTGCTGTACGGTATCCGTATCTCTATCAATTCTGGCGATAGCCGTTTTGCGCTGATCGCCATGCCGTGTGTAGCGGCTTACACCAGCAGTCTAATAGTCCCAGCGCGCGCGAGGCCGGCCTTTGCGGACGCCAAGGTGCACGAACCCTTTAGGTGCGCCGTATCCAATGCTGTATGGCCAATTCTTGTCGCACCATGCCTGGACTGCGTTGATGTCGGCGCCTTGGATGCAGAAGTCAACTGCACCGACGCTTGGCGCGTCGTATAGGTGCTCACTGCTGCTGGCACCACCAACCGAGCGGTTGATCGCTG